AAAGGATTACTCGTCATATCTAAGGTCTGCCCAGAAATCAACCCCATTCAGTATCTCCCATTGTTTAATAGCTGCATTTATATTAAATAACCATTCTGTACTTCCAGGAGCTTGCCATCGTTTATAATCCTCTGTTTTCCAATCAGAAGCTAAAAGTTTATTGGCTGCTTGAAAATATTGAGTAGTTGCTATATTCATATCTGGCCTCTCCAGTTTTGTTATTTTCGTAGTTTTCCACCCTTTTCATATTTACGTTTAAGATAATCTATTGACACAGGTAACTCATCAAAACTACCATTAAATACTTCGTGTAAGAGCCATAGACCCCTCCAGTGTTGATTAGTTTGTGCATTTAAATACAACTCATGATGTTGGTAGAACGACCCGCTGATTAAGCCTGTAAGGCGATCTCCGTTAGCTCGTTGTGCATAAGCAATATCTCTACCTTGCATATGCCCAGCAACACAGCTCATATGATGTTTAGTCAACAAAGCTCTTGCAGTTGTAACAGGTCTGCCCATAACACCAGAGACAAAAAAGTGACTATAACAAACTTCATCAATAGTCACTACTTTAAGAAAAGGGATTACTTCCCAACCTGCTTCTTTATAACCTAAATCATCTGTTGAGATTAAACCTTCTAGTTTGGAATCATTATCAATAGCTCTAGTAATTCTATTTTCGTGATTACCTAGTAACATTACTAATCTAGGATTCCATCTCTTTTCTTTATTTTTAATAAGTCTAAGCTGTTCTGTTCTAATAGGTTTAAGAAATAACTGCATAGCTTCTTTAGCTATTTTAATATCTTCTGAATAACGCCTACCTTCAAAAGCTTTCTTACCTACATCATAACTAGAAAGAGATTCCATATCTGCAAAGTCTCCTAAGCAGATAATAACATCTGGTTTCTTTTCTACTGCATATAAACCTGCATACTTTATGTGTTCCAAAGGGGTGTTACGTTTAACTTGACAATCAGGAATGACTAAATGAATAGACATTAGTATTTACGTTCCTCAACCATATTTGTATTCTCCTCTTGTTTGTTTGTAGGACAATTTAAATTCTCACACCAAGCATCATAACCATCTGTAAAAAGATACGCTTTACAACTAGGACACTTCTTAATATCTTTATGCGGCTGTTTCATTTGGGTTAATCCATTCCTCAGGTATTTGTGGATTTTTTACATCTTGTATTATAGCATAAGTATAACCATGTTTAATAGCCCAATCTGAATATCTACTTTTTTTACCTATTTTATTATCAACTTGAAAAAGGAATCTTATTTGAATATCTGGATTACTCTTTTTAATTTGTAAATGTTTAGTCCTATCCGTAGAAACAAATCTACCTTTTACTTCAATTATCAAATCTTTAATAATAAAATCAGGAGTATAGATACCCTTTTTAATAATAGTGTTACAACAAGGACAAGTTTCTTTTACATAAGGAATCTTTAAAGTTTCATATTCATAGGGTATTTGTCTCTGCTCTAAGTCTAGCATTAACTTTTCTTCTAATCCGCTGCGCCCTCTCTCTATCTTTTTGTTTCTTCGCATTAAGTTGCCTTTTTATACGAACACCTAGATTTTGTTTTTGTTCTGCTGTAATCTTGTACAGCTTTTTAAGATACTGCTTTTGTAAAAAAGATAACTCTGAATAAATAATTTCATTTAATTGTTCATTTAATTTCTCTAAAAAACTTCTATTAAACAAACTATTCATTAATCTCCTTTGTGACGACCGCCTAGATGGTGGCGTTTATCTATCTTATTATGTCCTGCCATAGTAGTCACTTCTAAATTAGATTGTTTATTATCCCCAGCAACTCCATTTTTGTGGTGTACTATAGCGTTAGAAGGTAGTGCATGACCTAATTTCTTAGCAGCTTCAAGCCTATGTTCATATTTCCAAATTTCAGTCCCATCTTTCTTTTTTCCCATGTAAATCTGTTTATGCCCAGATGCTAGTGTTTTAGCCATTGTAACTCCTAAGTATAATGTATTTCCTCTGAACCAAAGAAGTCTTTCATTCCTTCTGAACAAGCATAGCCTAATTTAAACTGTTTGCTTTCATCATTTAGTACAAGAGGTATGATAGTAATATCGGCATTTATACATATTTCTTTAGTAGGTTCATTATAAATACATTCAGAACATTTACAATGTATCATAGTTAACTTTCTTGCTCTTTAAGATAATCTTGATAACTATTACAGAACTTATTTACAGAACAATAGTCAGCACATCTAGTTCGTTTACCACAACGAACTTGTAAATAATTAGGTGTATGCCCATCTACCATAAGCATAGCTTCTTCTTTATTATCAAATAACTTTATGGCAGTTTTTCTACCTTCTTTCATAACTGCATATTTAGCAGATTGTTCCCACATATCCTCTTTAGAACAAAGAGGTAAATCTTCATCAGATAACTCTTCTGCTTCTTTATGCTGAGTCAATCTATCTATAAGATACTCTTCTGTTTTCTCTTTATCCCAAAGAGTTAAAGGTATAATAACAATAGGTGTCTGAGGGTAGTCTTTATTCTGTTTAGCTTTATTCTTATCCCAATCTCTAAGTATTGCACAGATTCTAAGTTGTCTGACAGAATAACCTTTTGATTGAAATAGATAAGAATAGAGATTTAGCTGTTCTTCCCACTCTTTAATACGAGAACCATACACAAGAGTCCAAGCAGAGGTCACTTTATAGTCAGTAATAATACCATCTGAATAACTATCTACTTGTCCTGATACAACCCTATCTAACTGTGTTAGGTGTACACGTTCTTCATTTAAAGCATTATCAGCCCCGTGCTCTTCTAATAAACTATGGGCTACTTGTCCAAAGAGTGACCATACATTATCCATAACATCTTCAACCAACTCTTCACTGTGTCTTCTTTTTAACTGTGTAATTCTAGGTGGTTGCAATAAAGTTGTAACAGAATAGTCTGTAGAAGACGATCCATTATACCGATCTTTAGCTAATAGTTTATAAACAGATTCAGGTAAATTATGATTATTAGTTAGTTGCATTCTTTATAGCACCAAACTTAGAGCCATAAATATTAGTGTTATAGAACAAGAGATAATTTCTAATGTCCTATTCTTAAAAGTAAACAGTGTATCAAAAACTGCTAAAAATAAAGCAATAAGCAGACAGTAATAACTTGCATCTTTATTCATAGATGTCCTCTTGTTTTACAGATAGATATTCTTCATCATAAATAGTTTTTACATAATCTGGTGCAGACCAATTATTAAGAGTGTCTTCTGAATAAATAGCAGAGCCTAGATCACAACAAGCATCTGCATTTTTAAAAAAGACATAATCTTGACCGCACATACTACATTTATAACTCATAGTTTTAACTCCTCGAAGTAAGGTGCTTGTCCTGTAGAATACACAACTCTCCGTACACCCAATTCTGTAAGCATCCACATACACTGCCTACAAGGTCTTGCAAGGGCTGAATCTCCTGACCTTGTGCTACGGTAGATGATGAGTGTACCACCTCTAATCCGTTCTTTTTCAAGTTTGCTGAGACAGTCACGCTCGGCGTGGAGACTGCATGAGAAAGCCGTGTAGCCTGATCTACCACCACCAATTGCTTTGTGTCTAAGTTGATTATAACCTCTACTAAGTATTTTGTTTCCATTTATAAATATAGCTCCTATAGGCTGATAATAAGTAGACTTTTTAGATTCTTGTTCTGCTAGATATAACATTCTTTTTATATGCATTTAAATTTAGTACACCAATTTTCTTCTTTATTATATATCATAGGGTATTGCCAAGCAGTATATAAGGTATTATATTTAGGTGGTTTCAATCTACAAGTTGAATCTTCTTCTTCAAAAGCATAACAATCTTTACAATATTTATAATCATTCATAAGTTATCCTCAAGTAAAGAGTAAGCCGCAGATTAAAATAACCTACGGCTTTATATAAACTTACTCTATATTTTTAAAACTGGAACATTCTCCAGTTTCATCTAAAACTACAACGTCATCTGTACCATATTTACCTGCATATAAAAGACATATAGGCACTTCATTCTTCATATTTGCTGAGGTAAGACTGTTAAATTTACAGTATTTATTCTCACAAAAGAGAGGATTACTCCCCAAACTTAGAACTCCCTTCAAAAGGGATGTCGTCTTCTGGTTTAGGAATAGAAGATAGATCGGCTTTCAAATCTTTAATCTGTAGTTCCCCAGAAGAAAAAGCTGCAAAGTCTTTTGCAATTCTAAAAATTTCATCTTTCAACAGATCAATAGTTGTAGTCTTTTTGTAAAGACCTTGTTCCAAAGATTTAGTAATAAAACTAACAGAGTTAGTTAGTGCATTCTGTCTAATAATAGCTGCTTGAATCTCTGGGTCTTTACCACCATAAGAACCACTAGAAGACTTACCTGCATAACTACCGCCAGTAGAAGAGGCTGGAGAACCAGCAGAAACTCCTGTACCTTTTGAAATAAGAGCAATACAATCTAGATTGAAATATTCACCTTTCTTTACATAAGTGACATCAATAATATCACCAACTGCTAGATTCTTTACAACATCCATATAACTTACATTACTAAATAGAAACTCTTTCTTAGCACTCCCACTATCCATAAGAAAGCAGAGTTCTGTACCTGTAAAAGATTTACCATTCTTAAAAGTTTTCTCAAAGTTAAATTTAACATTTGTTACGGTTGCTTGTTTAGACATGTAATACCCCTTTGTGTTGTTGTGGTTCCCATTTAGTTAAAGAGTTCCAGTTATCCCCATAAGCACATTCCCCTGTAAGAGGGACATTAAATTCAAAACCAAAGTAATTCTCAATTAATTTAGGTAGTTCGTTAAAAACATTATAAACT